CAGCAGATCGTTGCCACGCGCTGCACCCGCCAATACCACGCGGGAGAGTGGGCCGTCGTCACCCGCCAGCGCTTCGATGAGCGCCGGTTCCTGCGCGCTCAAAAATGCGGCCAGATCAACCTCCGCCCCGGCCTGTCCACTCTCGCGCAGCGCCTGCGCCAGCCGCCCAGGAAGCGTCTCCAGGACGGCGAGGACCGCCCCCGCGACGCCTTCGAGTAATTCGCCGATGCCGCGCCAGTACGCCTCAAACTCTTCAGGTGTGGCGAGGTCATCGTCGCCATCCGCGCACACCAGTTGTTCCGCGCGAGTAAAGGCGGCCTTGATCCACACCTCACGGTCCGTCTCGCCGTCCCATGCCAGCAGGTCGGCGCGCAGCCAGTCTGTCAGCGCAGACGGCAAATAGTCGGGACTGAAAACCACGTCAGGGCCGCGCTTGGCGGCTTTGCGCTGCCAGCGTGCCAGATCTTGCAGCAGCGTGTCCTTGAGCACGGCGTGCCGGAGAGCCTGCGCTTCGCCATCATCCTGGCCGCGCACGACGATATCCACCTGCGCGCGTGTTGGCGGTTGGTCGATGATACGTGGTTCCAGAAACGCCTTCTGCGGCTCCGGCAGGGACAGAAACGGGAACGCAGGCGCGAGCTGCTGGGACTGGCCCAGAATGCCCAGATCACGCAGACTGTCTAAATCGCCGTCGTCGAGCATCTGCTTGGGCACAAGTTTGCCACCAATGATCAGGTAGTCCGTTTTCAGCGGGTCCTCGCCTTCGCGTTCTAGTGCCGTGTTCAGCGAGAGATAGCCCGCCGAGACACCCTGCGCGTTGCGCTGTGTGATTTCGGCGCGGTCCTCCTGCAGCGCATCCACGTCGTTCAGATTGGCGCGCACCACCACGTCAGCCACACCATACTGGGGCACCATTTGCGTATTGATGATATCCAGCAGCAGGTCGAGTTCCGGCAGGATCGCCAGCGTATGAAAATTGGCGTAATCCTGCTTGGCCGCATACAGCGCCGGGTCAGCGGCCTGGGCAATGGATAGGGGCACGTCAAACGCCGCGCAGATGTCGCGTCGCTCCTCCTCGCGCAGCTCGACCATCGCCAGGTCCTTGAGCGGTGGGGTGATGGGTTGGTACGTGATACGCCCGCCGTCGAGCAGCGCCGTGCCATGCGCCTTGTCCACACCCTGAAACTGCCGTCGCCATTCCGCCAGCACGCGCTTTTTGTCGACATCCGACATACGCGCTTCGGCAACCAAAATCCCCGACGGCATGGCCCCGTTGCTGAAGAAATACTCCGCAAACGCACTGATGCTCACGGTCACGCCGACGGCGTTTAGCGCCGCGCTCATCGGGACAGCCCCGCCCAGGTCGTTTTCCGGGTCGTAATCGTGGAAATGCGTCACGTCGGTGGCTGCCCACTCACCAATCAACTGGCCGTCAATGCGCTGCGCGTAGCCCTCAACCCCTGCCACGCCCGCTACGATCTCGATTGTCTGCGGGTTGAGTCGCTGTATCCACCCCTGGCCCTGCTTGATCCCGAATCGCCAGAATGCCTGGCCGTACACCTGCATATCGCACTCGGTCACGTACATCAGGCGCGTATTGCGCTGCGACAGGGCATAGGACAACGGGTGCATGGCAGGATTACCTTGCCCGTCAACAAACTCAAGCGGGATGGCGGCCAGGGTGCGTCCGCGCGTGCGCACGCACTTAAAGGTCCACACGGAAGCCTTGAACGCCCGCGCATAGTCCTGCGGCGTGTTGGTAAACTGCGTATCTTTGCCGGTTAAAAAATCGTAAAATTTATCTGTAAGTGGGTTGCCAGTAGATGCGCCATCAACCGATTTGATCCCATCCGGGCCAATCAGATACACAAACGATCCCGCCTGGCGACTTGCCGGGCGCGCAGTCGGCACTATCCACGACACTACACGCTGTCTGATGCTCATGCCGCTCTCACTAGGTAAACGAAATGCCTATATCACCATGCAGCTGCGCGTAAAGGGCTATCGCCAGCGCGTCAGCCGCATCTGTGCTGCGCCCAATCCGCAGCTTAATGGCATCCTTGCTTTCGACCAGTATCCTGCCTGTGCTGGTTTCCTTCCACAGCGGTGCAACCAGATCGCCGGTTAACAAATCGTCCGGTGGAAGCGCTAGCTTGCCGCCGATGTCGGGATCGAGCAGTTCGCGCATCATCCACCACACAGCCGAGCGCAAATTGATAAACTGGCGCGTCCCGCTTGCGTCAGTAAGATCTGTTTTTTCCGCCACATTAACCTCGCACGCCGAGTATCCCAGTTCGCGCAGCCGGTCGAACACTCCCGCCCCAACGCCGATGACATCGACGCCGATGGGTGTGTCTTTGTCCTGCAACAAATTCGCCACGCGGCCTACGGTTTGCATTGTGCCCTGCCTGGACCAGTAATGCAGCGGGGCAACGACATGCCCCTCGACAATGCACAGCGCCGTTTTGTCGTCGCCGTACCGGGCCACATCAAGCCCGTAAGCCTTTTTCGATGGTGGAGCGTCCTCATTGGCAGCAACCTGGCCGCCGCAGGCGTGCCAGCGTTCGACCGCTGCCTCGACCCATGCCAATGGGATTACGCTGTCTTCACCGCTGGCCGCAAACTCGCCTAGCACGCGGTTCTGGTACATGGCGCTGTTTTCACCCCACTGCCGTCGGCGCTGCTCGACCCACTCGCGCGAGATGCGTCCCGCCCGGATCGCTTCCTCCAGAGTGACGTGGCGCACCCACCAATCCTCGTACCCGGGCTTGCGCGCGTGGATATCATAAAATCGCCCGGATGGTTCACCCGGCGTCGAGATCGCCAGCGCATACGCCAGCCCCCCGGTGTCTGCACCCGCACCCGAAAATGCGCCTTCTGCTGCATCCCACGTTCCTGCCGGAATGGCTTTCGCCTCATCGAAAACGTAAAGAATCAGGGAGGCGTGCGCGCCTTCAATTAAAGCCGGGTTGTCGCTGGCGACGGCAAAAGCTTCTTTGCCGGGGCGCTTGAACGCCAACTGCAGCAGGTCCTGCCCCGGTGTGATGGTCAGACCTATCCGGTGCCAGTTGGCCTGTGTCGCCCACTTGCGAATCTCCGGCCAGAGAAACTTCTCCAGCTGCCGCCAGGCGCTGGCC